ATTTGCCGCACTATCTGCTTGGGGAGCAACAACCTTAAACCGATACCTATGAAAGACCTCAAATGGCTTCTCTTTTTGTTAGCCTCATTCTCACTATATAGTTTTGTCCTATGACCTTAGAAGAAATCAACTACATCCTTGACCTATCTCCTCTGTTTGCCCAATGGAAGCAGAGTGGGTTTTTCCGAGTGACTCCCGAACAAGGAGTTCGCCTCCGCCAAATCTACCAGCAAGAAATGGGCAGACCGATGCCGACTTGCTCCTCTTGTTTTGTGGAAGCGTTTTACTCGCTTATCATCAGAGCCGAGGGTCTAAAGAAAGAAATTCAACCAGAGATTGAAGCAGCACAGATAGCAGATGACGAACAACCTACGAAGCGTAGACGAACTCGCAAGTGAGGATTGGTTCTTCCAAAAGCCTTGGTTGATTGTAGGAACTGGGCATAGTTTGGAACGATGGAAGCCAACCGATGAGTTCAACATCTGGACTATCAACGCTGCCATTGATGTGACTAAGTATGCCGATATTGCTGCTCTGCATGATCCTATAATCTATGACCGACCTACTCAGTTTATCAAGTCACCAATCAACGCTCGGTATATCCTGACCAGAACCTGCTCCTCACCAACCACATCAAACACCGTATTCGTGCAATTCTCAATAGACCCAAACAAAGGACTACCTCAGCACCCGACTCACAATTCGTCCGGCTTTGCTTTTTCCTTTCTATGCGGCAGAGTACCTACAATCTATACAATCGGAATTGACGGAGGCTATGGTGTATTCAAAGGACTATCTCAGAACTACCAGAACAACGAAAGAGCCGAGAGATTTGATATGCACAATCACGCTATGGATGTTTATGTCAAACAACACGGAACGGAGATCATTCGTCTATGAAGAATCACACCAAAATCTATCTCAAGGAAATGAACTATCACGAGACCGACTGGATACCTTGCGAGATGTGTGGTCAGACGGCAGTTGATATTCATCATATAGAAGCACGAGGAATGGGAGGCTCAAAGGACAAGGATGTCATTGAAAATTTGATGGCACTTTGTCGCTCCTGCCACAACCGATACGGGGATATAAAAGAGGAGAAAGCAATGCTCCGAGTCACTCACCTTGTTAAACTAAGCCAACGCAAATGCAAATAGTAAAACTGAAAGACATCAAACCCAACCCGAACAACCCTCGCATCATCAAAGACGAGAAGTTCAAGAAGTTGGTAGCATCAATCAAGGAGTTCCCTGAGATGCTTGAGATTCGCCCAATTGTAGTCAATAAGGACATGATTGTTCTGGGAGGTAATATGCGATTGAAGGCGATCAAGGAAGCCGGAGTGACGGAAGTTCCTTGTCTTATTGCTGACCAACTAACAGAAGACCAGCAACGGCAATTCATTATCAAGGACAATGTCGGCTACGGAGAATGGGACTGGGAGATGATTGCAAACGAATGGGATGTTGAAGATTTAGACAAATGGGGTTTGGATGTTCCAGTATTCATGGAAGAACCCTCAATGGATGAACTAATTGGTGATGAAAAAAATAAACCAGCAACAATGAAAATTACTTTTGAATCTGTCGAGCAATTACAAAAGGCAGAGATTGATATTCAAGAACTTTTGGATAGAAAATATCCCGGTTCATATTTTTCGATATCAGCCGGTGAAATATGAGATTAGTAAGGGCATCAAAAAAAGCGGTGAAATATGCTTGTATAAAATTTCACTATGCCGGAGTTGTACCTGCACAATATATTGGCTATTCAGTATTCAACAAAGTAGGCGAATGGTGTGGTGTTATATTATTTGGAGGAGGAGCATCTGCAAATATGGGTAAGCCATATAAATTGAAATATGGTGAATACTTAGAATTGACAAGGATGGCATTAAATGGTAAACAAGAAAGCACAAGCAAGGCAATGGCTCTTGCAATACGATTAATAAAAAAAGATTGTCCAACAGTCAAGTTACTTATATCATATTCAGACAAAGGCCAAAACCATTATGGGACGATATATCAAGCGACTAACTGGTATTTTGTAGAAGAAAGCGAAAGCAGTGGAAAGGATTATTTTTACAAAGGTAAATGGAGACACGATAGAACACTGAACACATATTCAAAAGAATTTTTGTCAAAATTAGAAACAAGAAAAAGAAGTGGAAAAAGAAAATATCTTTATCCTCTGGATAAGGGATTAATATCATTGTGCAAACAACTTGCTAAACCTTACCCAAAAAAGTTGAGCGATGAGGTGGAATCGAACCCCTCCCCTAATCTGGAATGATTAGTGTGCAACCATTACACTTCCATCGCTTGTAATTGAAACAAAGATATATAAAAATATAACTTCTGCAAATAAAATTATTTTGTATTATTAAAAAAGTTTTTATCTTTGCTTCATAATTAAAGAACTATGAATAACCTATCACAACTCAACAACTGGGAACGCCAAAAGGCAATTTTTATTATGTATTGTGCCGAACGATTCGGCTTTGAAACAAGCAGACACACACAAATCGGAGTTAATCAAAATTCAGGATATACTTGGGTTTGGGATGAGTATTGGCCAGTATCTATATATATGCCCATAGATTGCGAATTGAAAATGATGGATGTTTGGGTTTGCTGGACAAATCCAGAAGACGGAGAAGAACACGAACAGTCACTTTTTTCTTTTCATAGCAAAGAACATCTTTATCACTGGGTGGCTCAGTTAGAGAAAACCTTGTACCAAGATTAAAGAGAGAAAACAACGAGAATGGCAAACGAACAGAACCTCAAACCAATTCAGAAAGGGCAAGTGCTGAACCCTAACGGCAGACCCAAGAAGATTGAGACCATTCTCAAGGATGTGTTCCTTGCTGAATACAACACCAAACTAACAAACGGCCAAGCCCAGGACATCATTAAAGGACTGCTAACTAAAAGCCGGAGCGAACTTGTGGAACTGGCAAAGAATGACGAACTTCCTTTCTGGATTGCAATGATTGCTAAGAAAGCCACAAGGGACTACGAGCGAGGAAGCATTCACCTGATTGAACTTCTCTTTGACCGGGTCTATGGAAAGCCCAAGGAAACCATTGACCAACACATAGAACAAAAGACAATTAAAGTAACACTAAAACTGGACAAGTAATGGAAAAAATCTATTTCGGAAACGGATGGTCTGATGACTACGGAATGAACATCAGCATCAACATTAAGCAAATTCAAGAGGCCTTGGAATCAGGCAAACTTGAGATGAACTCCTACGGGGACATCAAACTGAGAATTGGCAAACGCCAAGCACCTCACGAGAAATCAAAGGCTACACACTTTATTTGCAACCAGAAACCCAAAGATCTACCCTTTTGAAAATCTTAGTACTCTTAGACGGCAGCAATGGAGTAGCCTATCACCGGCTATTTGTTCCCTATTCCCAAATTCAGTTGGACTACGACATCACGGTTGATGTCTCTCAGAACCGAATGGAATGGGGTTCGCTGCCGTTTGAGAAGTACGATTGTGTGGTATTCAATCGCTGGTTGGGTGATTTGCAATATAACATCTTGGAGATACTGGCAAAGAAGAAAATCCCTTACATCATTGACATTGACGATTACTGGGTGATTCCTCGGCACAATCCCGTCTACAAGATATACCGAACCAAAATCAAGAACTGCATCAAGGATGCTATCTACTATGCGGATGCGGTAATGACAACCACGCCTCAACTCGCTGAAAGGATTGCTGAGATAAACGACAAAATCACCATCGTCAAGAACTGCATCAACCAGAAGGCCGAGCAATGGAACACCACAACTGAACACCCTCTGACTATCGGCTGGGTGGGTGGCATTTCTCACGAGGAGGACATTAAACTTCTAACCGACCAGATTGCACCCATTTGCGAGAAGCACAATGTGAGATTCTTGATGGGAGGCTTCCACGAGAATGAACCTATCTGGGCAACGATGGAAAAAGCTGTAACTGGAAAGAGCAGGAAAGACCGACCAGAATGGTTTGTCCACAGAACTGGAACAAGTCCGATTGAGTACGGCAAGATGTATAGTGAAATTGACATCTGCCTTGCCCCTTTGACCAACGACAAATTCAACCGATACAAATCAGAGTTGAAGATTCTAGAAGCAGCAGCCTACAACCGACCCATTCTCTGTTCGGCAGTTGAACCCTACACCAACCACAAATCAAACCTCGGAGTGTTCTTTGTCAAAAACAACGACTGGGGGACACCTCTTGAGCAGTTAATCAAATCCAAGAAGTGGGACAAGGTCGGCAAAATCAACCGAGCCTATTGCGATGACCATCACTCTCTCAAGGCAGAAAACGCTCTCAGAGTGGCTCTATTAAAATCTGTATGCAAATAGAGTATGAGCGACCCTTTCTTACAACCTATCAAAGAGCCATCCTTGACTCTCCTTCTCGCTATACCATAACCGCAGCAAGTACCAAGACGGGCAAAACGGCATCTCACATCATTTGGTTGTTTGAACAAGCCCTTGCTCTGAAAGAAAACCAATCGGTGTGGTGGATTGCTCCCGTCTATCAACAAGCGGAGATTGCCTTCCGAAGGATGAAGTCCCAAGTGACAATCCCGAATTTCTTTATCTCCAACGAATCCAAACTTGTCCTCACTACCCCAACTGGATCACGGATTGAATTTAAGAGCGCAGAGAAAGCCGACAACCTTTACGGGGAAGATGTCTATGCTGCGGTGTTTGATGAAGCCTCACGAGCAAGGGAGGACGCTTGGTTTGCCCTTCGCTCAACCCTAACCGCTACCCAAGGCAAATGCAAACTCATTGGGAATGTCAAAGGCAAAAAGAACTGGTTTTACAAATTAGGGGAACGAGCCAAGCAAGGGGAAAGTGACTACTCCTATTTCAAGATCACCGCCTACGATGCAGCCAAGGAAGGAATCATCTCTGTTGACGAGATAGAACAAGCGAAAAAAGACCTCCCTGAGTATGTGTTCAAGGAACTCTATTTGGCTGAACCTGCCGATGACCAGAGCAACCCGTTCGGCATTGACAACATCAGACGCTGCTATTCACCCATTCTAAGCGATTCTGTGGCATCTTTTGGTATTGACCTTGCTAAGTATACCGACTGGACAGTAATCGTTGGTCTGAACGCAAATAAAGAGGTTTGTCATTTTGAGCGATTTCAAAAAGATTGGGCGACCACTTCAGAACACATCGCTCGTCTTGTGGGTGGAACTCCTTGCTTCATTGACTCAACGGGTGTCGGTGACCCAGTAGTGGAACAACTCCAAAGACGCTGCCCAAGGATGCAAGGCTTCAAGTTCACCTCCCAATCAAAGCAGCAGTTGATTGAAGGACTGGTGATGGCAGTGCAAAGCCAAGAGGTCAGATTCCCTGAGAACCCCATCGGTTACGAGATGGAGTCATTTGAATTTGAATACACCAGAACTGGGGTTAGGTATTCCGCACCATCAGGATTGCACGATGACTGCGTTATGGCTCTGGCTTTAGCAGTTGACTGCTCACATAAAAACAAAAAAGGCACATTCTTCTTCGCATGAAAACTTTCACAATAGGCCAAATCCAAGAACTCGCCACTCTTAAAGACATGAATCCGATTGAGCAGATGGCACACGAGGTGTCCATTTGTCTGAACATCCCTTTTTCAGATGTGGAAATCTGGACAATGGAGAAACTCAAAGAGGAACACGCCAAACTCAACCTTGACAAAATGCCTGACAAGCGCATCGGCTACAAGTTCAAACACAAAGGCCGCAGGTTCAGATTGGTCAAGAACGCCAAAGAGATGTCGGCTCACCATTTCATTGAACTGCAAGAGGTAGTCAAAGGGGATATAACCGAGAATCTTCACACAATCATTGCTCTGCTGTCCTATAGGGTTGACATTCTGGGCAGAAAGATTGAGGACGACTATCAATGGAAGGTTGACAACTTTAAGGATTTGAAAGCCTTGCCGTTTTATGGGTATGCGCTTTTTTTTTCTCAACTCTATCCGAGGTTGTTGGCCGCTACCCTAACCTATTTGAAGGATCAGGAGAAGGAGGTGAGGGAGATGTTTTTGGATGGCTCTCCATTGTAGACCGATTGGCAGGAGGCAGACGAGCCGAATGGGATGCCATTCTTGAGATGAAACTGATTGAGTTTCTGAATACCCTATCCTTCCACCGAACAATAACCAAGGCAAGAAACCAGCGTCTTGATCAAGCAGCTGCCAAAGGATTTGAGGCGTATGTCTGTGCTTGTTTGAACGAACTCATCTGATTTGGGACACTTTGTCCCTTTCGCTATTTTTAACTGATGGCACTCACGGCTAAACATCAACCCACCGGCACTACCTATCTCCCAGCATACAACGACAACATCTTTGTTTTGACTGAGAGCGATGCTGGTATCTACGGGCAATACAACTTCAAATTCATTTGCGATGTCAAGGACGGCTCAGGCAATCTCTTGACTCGTCTCAAAGCACCTATCTACTACGGCTCAACCAACAAGGGAGTATTCAATATCTCTCGCTTGATTGAGAATTACACGACTCAAGATTGGTCTTATGA